AAGTATTTTTTAAATCTAATATCTTAGACATCTCCATCCTAGATATTAAATCTTTTTTACCCTGATATAATCTACCCCAAACTTTGTATTCAGCATCCTTATAACTAGAAACTCTATCATTTCTATTCACAAGTTTATGTGCTAAGTCTACTAATTCTTGTGTCTCACAAAACACAAAATCTTTTAGTCTTTCAAATACTATATAATCAGCACTACCATAGAGCCAACCTTTATCACCCATAGTATTTAAAAATTCTACAACAATCCAAGTATCATCAGGTACTCTACTTTTATTCCCTGTCCTTATAGCTTTTACATCTACACTAAACTCCTTTCCATCTTTTTGTAGCACTAAATCTATATGCTGTTTTATATTTTGTTCTTCTGAAGCAATCCATATATTATAATCTCTCTTCTTTGCTTCCCTAACAAAATGATTTTCTACTGCTATACCACGCTTGATATAATCAGCATGATCTTTTCTTCCTTTAAATTCCTGTACTAATGTGTCTGTGCCCATGTCTTTCCAACCTTCCATTCATTATCTAAAGGACATTTCATTTTCAAGTGTATCTCTGTATCTTTCATTGCATCTTTAGTTATTTGTCCAAATTTATTTATATCTTTATCTAATACTTCAAATTGGTATTCATCATGTATAGAAGCTATAAGTTTTGCATCCACACCTGTCTTCTTAATACGCTGGATCATCTTAATTAACCATAACTTACATACTACTGCTCCAGCACCCTGTATAAGGGTGTTTAAAGCACTATGAGAGCTTCTTACATGTAATACCCTACCATCTATACCCTTAATAAAACCTTTAGAGCTTGCTGAAGTTACTTTATTCTGAAGAGTTCTAAAAGCTGGCATACTTTTTAAGAAAGACTGAACAATTTTTTCACCTTCCTTTTGTGAAACTTTTAAAATTTTTCCTATTTTAGTTGTACCTGCTCCATACAGGAAGGCATAGATAAATGTCTTTGCCTGATCTCTATTAGATAATCCTGCTCTTTTCATATTAGCTGTATGTATATCACCTACTGTAACTTCCTCAATAAAATTTTTATCATTCATTAAGTGAGCAAGACATCTTAATTCTAATCCACTTGCATCAGTACCTACTATAGAATGGGTGTAAGGATTGTCAATAGTCCAACAATCCCTACACTCTTTACCATAGGGAGAACGAACTGCAGGTACTTGAGCCATATTAGGTTTAGCATGAGCCATACGACCTGTAATGGTACGTAATGTTGAAACCTCACCATGTACTCTACTATCTTTGTCATTACACGCTTCTATCCACGACTTGATTTGTGCTATACGTTTCTGTAATAATAAAAATCTTGAAAACTTTTTAGCTTCAGGTATATTTAAACTATCTAAGACTTCCTCACTTACTATTACATTACCTTTATCTGTATGACGTTTTGGTTTCCATCCTAGTTCTATTAATCTATTTGCAATCTGTTGTCTTGATCCTATATTAAATGGTATATATTTTGTTTTTGTTTTTAACTCTATAGCTGTAGGATCAAAATGTGTTTTTCCCCACTTTTCTAAACCATAAGCTTCATCTTTTAATTTATTATATAAACACATAGTCTTCTGTAAATCAAGAGCAAATCCATTTGATTCTTGTTGATTAATAATTAGTCTGACTTTATGTTCAAGATCAATAGAAGATTTAGAAAATCCTTTACCTTCTTGTTTTAAAATATCATAAAGTTTATGAGTTATATTCACATCCTGTTTACAATACTCTAATGTCTCTGGTGTATAGACTTTATAGGATTCTACACTACCTTTTGGCATGCCTAATCTATCTCCCCATGCTTCAAGTTTATGACCACCATCACGTATAGGATTAAATAATTGTGATAGAATAAGAGTATCAATAACCTGATTAGGTTTTATATTAGTACCTAGAAATTTATTACACATAGGTGCATCAAAAGATAATCCATTATGCATAATAAATTGATCTACTCCATGCGACCAATCTCTAAATCCATGTAACATATCAGGTGGAAAAGGATAGACCTTACCTGTATCTATATCTTTAGCCACTACACAATGAACTACTGTAGGATTTAAATCATCTGTTTCTATGTCAACTACTGCTCTCATCTTTTATCCAATCATACCAATATTCATTATATAAAATTAATGGTGTACCTTCACCTATCCATGCATTAACATAGTTATAACTAAAATAATCCTCTGCTTCTTCTTCAGACATACCATCTCTTTCTCTTAATATTTTAATACATCTACCATAAGAATAACAATACAGAGGTGGTTTAGTATGACGTTCTGCTATACCTATAAGAGCATCTTCAAAACCACCCCACTTCATAGTGTTTTCTGTTGCTCCACACCAATTACATTCTTCACCTTTACCTACTTCCATTTCTGTTTCTTCTTTTATACAATAGTGTTTCCACATTTCTGTTTTACTCATACTGAAAAACTTTCTCCACATCCACAACTGGATGTAGCATTAGGGTTAGTAATTCTAAGTGAAGCTCCTGCTATATCACTTACAAAATCTATAGTTGTATTCATTACACTTAATGTAGCAGTAGGATGAATATATAAAAAACCACAATCTAAATTTACCATGTCATTGTCTTTCATATCTTCTTCTTTCTTTGTTATTAATTCCCATGCGTACCTTAATCCTGCACATCCACCACCATCTACTGCTAACATTACACCTTTAGCATTACCTTCAGTAATTATTTTAGATAAATGTTGATCTGCTTCTTTGGTTATTGTTACTACCTCTGTCATATTCTTCTCCTTAATCTTTATTTTATACTTATTTCTGCATCTGTTTCAATCCAAACTTTAGCACCACAATATAAAGGTTTATTAGGGCTGTAAATAACTCTACTACTTCCTAATATTTCTACTCCATGTGCATAGGTATTATCTTTATAAGTTTTTATAGTTAGAACAGGTTCATTCTTATTATGTTTGGCATTAGATTTTATTTTAGATTGATTAACATGAATTCTTTTTTTCATACTCCACACATCCCATCACATTCATCTACTAAACCATTACCCTCAAACAGTTCTATTTGATTTTTTACTTTTGATTTTTTTAAATCAACTTCATCTAAAGGAATACGTTCTGCATGAAGATAAACTTTATCATCTGTTTTAGTTCCAACTCTAATAAGTTTATCAAATTCTACAACCTGCTCCCACTCTTCAGGACTTTCAGTTTTTAAATGTTGCCATTCTGTATTAGTTTTATACGGACAAAAAGTACACGCTGATCTTGGTGGAACTCTATCATAGTATTTAGTAAACCATTCCTCATAATCTTTTCTTTGTATTTTTAAATCAACTAATGGATAAACATTAGTAATCCATTTGATTTGATTGGTACGCATACGAAACATTTCATCATAAGAAATACCCATTAACATCTCAACATTAGTTCCTTCTTTTCTATGTTGACTTTTCTTTAATCCTAAAAGTTTCCTTACTTTTTGATTAACAGGATTGATTTTATAATTACTTGTGCATTGCCTTCGCATCAATCCTTTCTTTTTAGTGATAGAGTTTACAGTAAACAGAGGTATTGTTAAAAATTTATATTGTCCTATACCTTTAGCACTTTCTATAGTATCTTGTTTTAAATCACCAAAGGATACTCTATGAATTGGATAAGAAAGTTTAGTTTCTAACCAACCTAACCAATCATAAACTTCTTTAGGTTCTCCTAATGTATCTGCAAAGATAGCACCATCTACCATAGGTAACTCACCTCGTTCAATCATTAATGCTAGTGTACTGCTTTGTACTCCTGCTCCTAAAGAAAGTATACGCATCTTTAAAAATCCGTATCTTCTCTAAAAGGATTATCAACTTGTGTCATTCTTCCTGTATCCTTATTATAATGTAGGTAACAAGCCACACCTGTTTCCCCTGTATATCTATTTTTTAATATACGAATGGTAGTTGTATTAGCAAGTATTTCATCATCTGATTGTTGGTTTCTTTCCATTGCAATTACACTATCAGATAGATGAGCAATGCTTGCAGACCCACGAAGATGTGATAAAGAAACTTCTTTTCCTTCTTCGTGTCCTCTATCCCCCGTAGGTCTGCGTAGGTGGGAAACGAGTAATAAACCTATCCCTGTTTCCTCTACCAATGATCTTAGTTTAGTCATTAAAATATCAATAGACTTTCTTTCATCACCACCATCTTCTTGTCCTGATACAAGGATAGATAAGTGATCCAAGAATATCCATTTACAATCTAAAGACTTCGCCATGTATCTTATGCGACTTAAAATTTCATCATTACTTACTGAACCGAAGTGATCAAATACAAAAAATCTTTCAGTTCCTATTGTTCTTTTTTGCCAATCTTCTAATTGTTCTCTTGTAAATTTATTCCGTACTTCCTTAATATATAATCTAGCATCAGCCTCAACAGACATAAGATTAAATGCTGTGTTCTTAATGTTTTCTTCTAGTGCTAGAATTCCTATATTATCCATTGTGTTTTTCATAATGTGATACATAAGTTCTCGCATGACTGAAGACTTACCCATACCTGCACCACTTGTAAAGGTTATAAGTTCACCTGTTCTCATACCATAAGTTTTAATATTCATATCAGTCCAAGGAAATAAAACAGTTTCACAATACTCTTCTTCATACAGAGATGCACCTAAATCTTTAAGATTTATTATTCCTGCAGGTGTATAGGGTTGTGCTTGCCAAAACTCATTAGTAAATTGAACAGCTCTTCCCATCTTTAAATATTCATTGGCATCTTTTAAAGTTAATTTCATCACCTTACATTTGTTTGGTTCAAATAACTGTGCAACCTGTTGAGTAGCTTCTTTACCTTGTGCATCATTATCAAAACAAAGAACAATAGTTTCAAAGGACTGTAAATATTCTAGAAATTGTTTACAATTTTCAACTGCACTATGAACACCATTCTTAATTGAAATGGCAGGATATTTCTTTCCCATCATTTGATATACAGACATGGCATCTAGTTCACCCTCTGTTACAGTAACTATTTTTCCACCTGAGTTAAATAAGTTTTGACCAAAGAGTAAGGCATCACTCATGTTACCCTCACTCCAAATCTTTTTACCCTCTACCTGTCTTATCTTACTTGCTATATGGCTACCATCAATATTATAATATTTATATATGTGATGTGAAATACTTTCATTATCTTTTTTAACAACAGTATCATATCTTTTAACAACATCTTCGTCTATTCTTCTATCAGGTATGGCACTAGTAATTCCTTTCCAAGATAAATCTTTTTTATCAGTTATGTTAATTATTTTTTCTGTTTCCATTGTAAAATCCTTATCACCTTTGAACCATTTTCTACAGGAAAAACAAAAGGCATGACCATCAGCATGAATATTTAATCCCTTACTTGATCCACATGATCGGCAATGTTCTCTTCTTATCCATTCTTTAGCCATTATATTATATTCCCTATATAAAATGTTATATATCTTGATA